CTGGTGGTTCTAGCCCTTCAAGCATTTCTGCCCCCTCTTACTTTGTTCCTCGTGTGATGTAAGCCCTGACAAGTCTGCCAAGGTAAAACTCAAACCTGTACTTGTACCAGCGTAGTAGGTGCTTCCAGTTTGTCTTGTGTCTAATCATTCTGTGTTTCGCCATTGTCCCTCACCGCCTCGATAATTTCAACAATGCGTTCCAGTGTGTCTAGGTCGGCTGTCATGCTCAGGACTGCATCCTGGTGCATTTCTTGGATGACTCGCTCGGCAAAAAAGTCAAGAGTTTCCTCATGGCCTTGTCGGTATCCCTCAGCAAAGCCTCGATACCAAGTGTCAACTGCTTTTCTTTCAAGCAGGTTGCGATACATGGACTTAAGGCTTGCCATCTTGCAACTCCTGTGCCTTAGCGTCAATCTCCTGCAGAATCTTGGCAAGCTCTTTTAGCTCAATGCTCAGTAGCTCAAGCCTCATCTCTATCTCGGCAAGGTTCATTTGGTACCTGCCAAGTTAGCCCTCATGTCTGAGTTGTATCTGCCCTCAATTTCGGCAGCTATGTCCTCGGCTGTGGCATCTGGGTGATAGGCGATGTATTCAAGGATGGCCTCACGCTCGTATCGCTTGCCATTGTTGAAGCCTGATGTGTATTGGCTATCAGTCATGGATGGTGCCTCGTATCCTGGCGATTACAAAGTCAAAGGCACTGACCCACTCTTTACAGCCATCACAGGTGCATAGGGTTTCATCTTTTGTTTCTGCCAGCAACCTAATGATGTGCTCACGCTCTGCTTGCATCCCATGATTGAAAGCTTTGATGGAGCTGGTTGCAATAATGTCCTGTAGCTCGCTCACATCTCCACCTTTGGTCGCTGGTCAACTGTGTGTAGCTCGTTGAGGATCATGTGTCCGGTGGCAATGTCAAGCACACCTGAGATGCGTAGAGCCTCGATGATTGACCAGGTTGCTTTTAGCTGGTCACGCCTTCCCTTGTTGTAGGCAGCGAGCTTATCTTGTGGAATCTGAGAAACGGCTATCTGTATCAACTGGCACCCCCTCAATTAGGTCAATGATGATTGTGATTGCTTTGGTTGGCTGTGGGTAGGCAGCTTTGATAAGTCGCAACACCTCATCCTTCATTAGCATCCTGCCCATGTGTATGCCATCGGCTTTTGCTACTCCAAAGTTGTATTGGTTCGGGTTGTAGTCCATGACTGCAAACTCGATTGGTTCGGGGTTATAGTTGGCCATTTTCTCTCTGTTCTATGTAGGTGTCGGCGATGTGTTGCAACAGGGTTAGTCTGGCAAGTTGCTTCTGGATGTGGTACTTGTCTGTTTCAGGGTTGCCCCCTTTTGACTCGTACTCTGCGTTAGTCCAGAGCCTTGCTTCCTCTAAGACTTGAGCAAGGTGTTTTTTATTCATCTGGCACCCTTGCGAGTGAACCAAAGTGCGATGACAAAGAAGTGAATTGCAATCAGCACACACCCGATTAGGTAGCCGAGATTGAAGTTGTATTCCTGAATTGCCAGAGTCATCCCAAAGGATAAAAAGATGCTGACTGTAAGTAGCCAACCTTTCATTTGAATCTCCTATCTGGCTCCCCTTGAGCCATAACTAAACTCTATACCTGTTTTTTGAGTTTTTTGGGAGATTTTTAGGTTTTTTTGCCTTTTTCGGCGTGTCGCAATAAACCCCTAGTTGAGGGTTTTGACCTGAATAGTGGCACCTGGCTCGATGCCTTGAGCGTAGAGCTTCCTAGCAGAAACCCTTACTATCCGGCTATCATCCACCACAATCCCAGAGTCTTTGAGGCTATCAAATACAGCTCTCACTAGCTTGTCCAGCGGTCAGAGGTCGGGGGCTACTGTAGGCAACCCCCGACTCACTGTCTTGCCTCTCGGTAGGTAAAAGTTGATGATGGCCTCACATGGCTCATCTATGGGTTGCCAATCTGCTGGCAGGGTTGCTAAGGCTGTTTGGGTAATGGCGTTTCGCCAAGCCTTGTGTTTCTTGCTGTTGACCTGAACTATTCGGCCCTGCATGATTGCGTGACTGCCTTGGCTGGCAGGATCACCAACAACACTAAGGCTTACTTCTGCCATACAGTTCCCATGCTCCAAGTATGGCAGCAAGGGTGTAGAGAATACCGAGGACTAGCCCCCACACAGCCAAAGGGCTAAGTGTGTTGAGCGATAGGTTGAATAGCACCCCAGCAGTAAGCGTGGGGACTAGCCATCGGAGTGTTTTCCTCAAAAGGGCATTGGCTCCGAGTGAGTTGGCTCAAATAGTGACTTGACTAGCTGGGCTGGGTCAGCAGGTGTGATGTATGGGTTGTTGATGCTGATTTTGATTGACTGACCAGGCTCGCCGTTGCGGTTTAGCTTTGGTGAGCCGTCAATGTTGGTCCATGCCTCAATCTCTGCTGAGAATAGACCCTCGACAGTTAGCTGGTCACCGATGTCATAAGTGGTCGGTTCCTTTAGCCAGACTGTGTATTGTCTGTCAATCGTTTCACCGGACTTAGCCTTGTAAGACTCAGTGACTGTTAGGCCTTTGCCTTCCCAAAATACTTTGGTGACTGTGCCCTTTACTTTGATACTTGCCATCTCTTTTTTCCTTATCTCTTGTTGATTTGTTTACTCTAGTGGTCACCTAAGACATGATTGGGGTTGGTGCAGTCTGTGTGCCCACAAGATCTAATGCCAGGTAGGACTGGCTGGCCGTCAAAGATTGGGATAGTGAGGGTTGCCTTGTCAAACTCGCCTTGCCAAGGGATGCACTTCTCAGAGCCGTACTTGATGACCAAGGCTCGGTGCATTCGGCAGGACTGGCACTTGAGGTCTTTACGCTTCCGCTTATGGGTGTTGACCTTCCAAGTTGCTCCACATCGGCAACACAAGGCCACATTGTCATCCACGCCATAATCTTAGCCCTCGACAACTCTGGCATGGTGACCCTCGAACTTTAGCCACGCCTTATTTGTTGTGCCATGTCTGTTTTTAGCGACATTGAGAATCATCTGTGAGCGTTCCCATTCTTGGTCACCCTCGACCTGTTCCCTGTGCAGCAAGATAACAACATCGGCATCCTGCTCAATGCCACCTGAATCTCTTAGGTCAGCCATGTCAGGCTCGGAGTTCTTTCGTTGCTCTGGTCCTCGGTTGAGCTGGGCTAGTGCGATGACCGGAACCTCTAAATCTCTGGCAAGGTTCTTTAGCCCGATAGAGATGTCAGTAATCATCTCGTATCGTTTCCTGCCCTTTTCTGTGTCCTGAATCAAACCGAGGTAGTCAACGACAATGGCGTTTAGGTTGCCATCGGACTTTACGCTGTTTGCTAGTGCCCTAATCTGCTGGATAGTCTGCCCTGACTTGTCGTGGATGGCAAGCTCGTGTTTTGTGCCCTTGATTGACTTGGCTATCTTTTCCCACTCGTGATCTCTAATGGTTCCCTTCTCAATGTTGCCGAGATAGACAGAAGCTTCCATCGCAATGATGCGGTTGTAGAGTTCGGCCTTTCCCATCTCAAGGCTGTGGAACGACACAGGGCCAGTCTTAGACAAGTGCCAAGCTAACTGCACCCCAACGATTGTCTTACCCACACCTGGTCTGGCACCGATGATGTATAGAGCACCTGGTCGCAATCCCCCAATGATGTTGTTGAGCTGTTCCCAGGGTGTCAGCGGATAGTTGCGTGGCTTGTCTAACTCATCAAGGTAAGGGATAAGTTCGTCATCAACATAGCTCGGCTTGACTGCGATGTTTCTCTCGATGATTCCGTCAATGCTTTTCTTAGCTTTTTCCATTACCTCTGCAAGGTCAGAGTGCTTGGCTGTTTCGCTGATAACGGCAGCAGTGGTGCTTAGTCTGCGTCTAGTGCTTTCCTCAACAACCTTGCTGGCGTAAAAGTTTACGCTGTTAGCAGTAGGTGTAGCAGTCACACAGTCATGAAGGTAGCTGGCAAGCTTTGGCAATCTAGCCCCGACAGTGACAACATCTATTGGGTTTCGGTGGTGCTTCATCTCCAACATGGTCTTGTAGATAATCTCGTGGCTTGGATCTAGGAAGTCATCCGGTGCCAAGGTCAGGTCATCGAGTGCCTTGCCGTTGGTCAGCAGGACAGAGCCGATTACCGATAGCTCAAACTCACTCATGCCATTTACCAATCTTTAGCTTTTGCAATGGTTTGTTTTCTTGCACTTGGACTGTATCGTAAAGCTCTTTGTTTAGCCAAGAGGCTGGGTATGGGATGTATTGCTGGTCGGGCAGTTTGCTCTCAGAGTATGCCTTAGCCAGCTCAATCAACTCATCAGCGGTTTTTCTTTTAGTTGCTTGTTTCCAAGCTTTTAGGGCATCAGCTTTAGCTACCTTTTTAGGGTAGTAATTCCAGAATTTATCAAAACCTTCAATGTCGCTTTTAAGTGATGGTTCTTTGATGGTTATATTGATGTTTTGCGTGCCAACAGGTGTCACCCCTGATTTACCTGAGCTGTCACCCCTGCTTACCCAGTCTGTCACCCCTGATGCTGAATCTGTCACCCCTGGCACAATCGTTATCCAGTAAAGGTTGGTCTTGTATTGGGTCTTTGTCGGTGCGTTTTGCAGCTCAACTTTTAGCTCACCCAGCTCAACAAGTTCTTGAATGTCACGCTTGACTGACCTCTCCGAGCTGTTTGCGTATCTTGCCAGAGTAGAGATAGAAGGCCACGCACCATGATCTCCAAGGTGGTTGGCAATACCTAACAAGACAAGCTTGGCTCTGCCGGTGGCTCTGGAATTGTTTAGGACTAGTGATACTGCTTCAATGCTCATCTTGCTGCTGCTCTCTCAGCCATCAGCATCATGACAGTTGGGCTAATGACTCTGTTATCGTAGCCCTCTTTGACCAGCATTACCCATTGGCCGTTGTCGAGTCCCATAGCCTGATAATCCATCTCGGCCATAAAGATGTTGCCGCCGTACATTGACAGCACCTCAGCGAGGTTTTTATTTTCCCAGTTAAACATAAAATGTGCCTTTCTCTGTTGAGTCGGCACACTATGATTGGTAGCGATGCCAACAGCTTGATTGTTGGTGTCACGCCCTCTAGGAGTTTCGGCTTCTAGGGGGCACTTTTATTTAGTTATGTTTTTACCTTAGCACCTGTTTTGTATGAGGTGCAGAACCCCAGCGGTTTGATCGAGTCCTAAGACTTACAGGGACCGTTCTGGGGTGTCCGGTATCAGAGTATCAAAAGTATTCGACATCATGGTTAGGCACAGGTGTCCTGTTGAAGTCGTTATCTAGTAGCCACCAGCCGTCACCCATGTAAACAGGGGTAAACTCAGGCACCTGGTGTCGCTCTAGCTTCCAGCCAAATTTACGACCAAGGTCAGCAAACTTAGCGTTGGACTCAAGCATAAAGTTGGCAGCACTGCAAAGCACAATGATGTTGCTAGGTCTGTCTAAGGCTCGACTGCCACCCATGCCTCGGTTAGCTCGGTGCTGTGGGATAAGCGTGTCATCGGTAGTTCCACAGTGACTACAGCACTTGTCACGATCTAGAAACTTATAAAACTGTTTTTTATTCATTCTGGCAACCTGTAAAAAATAGCTCTCTTTTTTTACTCATCATCATCCCAAGGGTCGTATTTTCTGGCTGGCATCTCACCTGGTTGAAATCCCATAGCAAGCTGTGTATCTGCTAAACCGCTGGTTGGTGTGTCGGTTATGTCTTGCTCTTGGCAGGTGTGTTTCCTTCGCCACTCTCGGACAAGTTTGAGTGGCTGAGGCTCATCAGTTTTGAACTTGGCACCACAGGAACAGGTTTCGGCTATCACTCGGCAAGGCTACCAGCTAGGCGTGTTTCCACTGTATTTCGACATTTTTGCTGATTACAGCCATCATTGTGGCTTGATCTGACAGGGTTTTTAGCTTGGTTCGGACCCTGTTGTATTCGGCCTTGGCTAGGTCAGCCTTTAGCTTTTCATCTACTGCTTGCAACTTAGCAAAAGCCTGTCGGTCTGCAACTGTCCCAGCGTTGTTGATAAAGGCTAAAGACACTGCCTTGTCATAAGCGGCTTCTGCATCAGCCATCTTGCACTCAGCGTCATAGAGGGCACTAGCCCCCTTGTCCATCTCCGTTGTTATGCGTTGGAGTTCCTGGACTATGTGGCTCGGTGTAATAATTTCCATCTCTTAGCCTTCTCGCTCTCTCTCTTTGTAGTTGCCACAGCTCTGATACAAGGTCAAGTTCGCCTCGCTCAAACTGCTGTTGCAGACACTCTTGCAGCTCAACTATTGAGGTTAGAAGTATCCTCTGTGCTTGTCGGTCCAACTGCTAGTTCCTGTATCTTTGCGAGGGTTGCCGGTGCTGCTTGAGCAGTCTTGGCTTGGCTGTATAGCAATCGTAGCCCCTCGATGTCATTGCCTAGATCTGTTGCCATCGCAATCCAGTCTTTGCTTGTTGCTTTAGGTGTTGCACCTCTAGCAACTTTTTCCATCTCTTGTCTGCTTGTTCTCTTGTTGCCTGAGTATCCAGCGTTGGCTAGTGCTCTACCGATGGCTGAGGTTTCAGCGTTCTCTAGTGCAGATGTTTTGTTAGCCATGCCCTGACCATCAACTTCAAAAGCTAGACCTGTTGCTTTTGGCTTGTCGGTAATGTCGTTGAGGTAAACCGATGCCTTGACAACCCAGGTGCTTACTTGTCTGTCCTGCAAGGTAGTGATGTTCTCAGTGATGATTCTGCCATCGGGGTTGTCTTTATAGAACCGCCTGATGCGTTCCTCAACTGTTTCGTAATCGTTTAGGTTGAACTGTGCCATTTACTTACCTTTCTCGTGGTGCAGGTAGGGCATCCCACCTGCTCTTGATCTCAGGCTAATGAGGTGGTCCCCATAAACTAGCCCTCTCTTTTTACCTTCCATAGCTTTTACGACTCTACTCTTTAGCTCTGTCAGTTTGGTGTTAGCTGCCTCGGCATCTGTCACAGCGTTGAAGTAGTGCACTCCTAGCTCATCTAGGTCAACCTCGCCATCCTCAATGTTGGGGTTTAGTGCTCTCACTGTTTCTAGTGTTGAGTTGCTACCATCCCAGTCAGGCATCTTTAGCTCTAAGCAAGCGTGTCTAAATCTGACAGCAGCCTCAAATAAAGTATCAGCCTCAAACTGGTCCCACTCAATGTCGTATTCCTGGTAGCTCGACCCTGCAAGGGCAACAAGCTTGGCTTGCCGGATACCAAAGACCTGCATGTACCAAAGCACCTGTGCTCGATAAGACTGTGGCACTTGTGTCCAATAGTCACGAGAGAACTTGACCTCAACAATGCCCCAGTTGCCATCGGCATCTAGGTAAAGACCATCTGGGTTTGCTCGCATCCAAGGGTAAGTTTTGTTTGCCCAAGTTCCTGTTGTCAAGACTGTCAGCTCAGGGTGCTCATCTGCAAACAGTTGCAGGATTGGTTCCTCAAGAATTGTGCCGAGCTTCATGCTCATGTTGGGCGTGACCTCATCAGGGATCTGTCCTGTTTTCTTTGCCCAGAGTGTGATGGGCGAGGTCCAGCTCGATAGTCCTGCACAAGCGGCAATGTCAGAGCCACCGATTACACCTGGCTCGTTGCGTAGCTCATGCCATTCAGGACTGCCGTTAGCAAAGTCCCCTAGTAGGACTGCATCAAGCAACTGGTTTGATTCGCTTGGTAGTTTTGATACTGGCAAGGTGTTCCCTCTCTTTCATCTTGTCCGGCAACCCACGCTAACTCTCTCGGCGTGGGTTTGCCATTTAGGTTGACTTTAGTCTAAGTTGACCCTATGACAAGACAACTTGAAAGAAAATACATTGAGCTACAACACGCCATTACTGAGAATGGGGGTGTGCAATGTAGCCAGTTGCCTGAGTGCTTTTTCCCAGAGGATGAGCCTGATCTATACCTGCGTAAAAAGTTAGTTGCAGTAGCAAAAGAAGTCTGTAATGACTGCCCTGTCAGGCTAAGGTGCTTTGACTATGCCCTATCAGCCCACATGGTTGGTATCTGGGGTGGTACAACTACCGAGGAAAGGCAGAAGCTTAGGAGCTCTTAGGGCCAGACTTGTCAGAGATCTTGCCAAAGGTTTTGTTGATTTCCTCTGGGTCAATCTCGCCGTCTGCTAGGTAAGCCCTGGACAGTTCCTGGGCCACATCTATAATTCCTGCAAAGGCAGCCATAGCAACAGCCTGAAATACCTCAAGCCCGATTACAGCACCACCGACAAAAATACCGGTGACCTTCAAAACAATAACCGCTAGGGTTCTGCGAGCGATGTCTAACCACATAGGTCAGTCCTTTCGTAGGGGGTAAGTTGCAGCCCAAATAACAATGGTGATGAGAATTGCCCAGCCAGCAAAGTCTTTAGCCGAGCCTTCGAGTACGACCCAGGCGATGCCTAAGCCCAAAACAGTCCAAGCTTGGTCAAGCTGGTCTTTGATAAACTTCAAGGTTTCCTACCTGCTAATGCCACTTGAGTCACGATCACCGAAGCAACCACAACCTGCTGGGCCTGTTCTCTGACTTCCGGTGTCATGTCCGAGCCGATTGAGCGTAGGTTATTTACAAGTTTACCCACTGCCTCTAACGCTAGTTCGATGCTTATTGTTTCCTCTGGCAAAGTTGGCTCAGGTGTAGGTTCACTCGGAATTGTCGGCTCTGTGGGGCTCGTAGGGGGCTCAGTAGCCTCTGGGGTAGGTGTTATGATCTCTGGGGGGTTTGTCGGCTCTACAGGCTTTACAGGGCGTTCTGGAGTAGGTTCTGGTTCAGGGGTCGGTGTAGGGGTTGGTTCTGGGGCTATGGGAGCCACAGGCTCAACAGGTATAGGCTCAGGGTCAGGTCGGACAACTTCCTCAGTCCTAACAACATCCTCGGTTCTTTCGACATCTCTGCTCACATCCTCGGTGCGTTCAACCTGCTCAGTTTCCGGTGCAGGGCTTGGGCTGATCTCAGGGCTAGGCGTAGGGTCAATAGGGGCAGGAGCACTATAACCAGGATGGTAAAGCAGAGCAGGGTCCAGCTCGCTGCCGTCACTAGATACAACGCTAACAAAAGTGGTGAACTGACCAGCAAAGCCACCCTCGCAATAGTGCTGGGGAATGTTGCCTTTATCCAGGAAGTAGTTGTTTTCATTTTCCCATCCGACCTGTCTAGTAATTGTATTGCCAGTTGAGTCTTGGCAGGTGATTGAGGCCCAAGCTTGGGCACCGTAGGCAGGGCTAGGCTGCCAAATCATAAAGAATAAAAAAAAGCCCACAAGCATGACTCGTAGGCTTTTAGTTTTGGCTAAGTTATTTAGCACTCTTGGGCTTCACCACTGGGGGCTTAGGTGCCACAGGCTTAGGCTCTGGCTCATGAACTGGAGCAGGAGCTACTTCACCTGTGTCTGGGGTAGGTAGTCCAACCTCTGCGTCAAGTTCCCACTTAGTAATAGTGGCTTTGACAAACTTTAGAGGGTCAACATAGCCCTTACCGTCTGAGGTCCACTTTAGGAACTTGCCCTTGCAGATTTCAAAGTGAAGGTGTCTGCCAGCCGATGCACCAGTGTTGCCCATGATGCCTAGTCGAGTGCCAGCCTTGACCTTTTCGCCCTTGACAACAGTTAGTGAGTTCTCAACCATGTGTGCGTAGCGTGTGGTGTACCACTCGCCATTTATCTTTGAGCGAATGTCAACATACCAGCCAACACCGCCAAGAGAGCCGTCAGGGTTTTTTAGCTTTGAGGTGCCAGCAGCAACGACAGTGCCATCATGCCAGGCTTCGTTCCAAATCTTTGCTTTTGGTCCCCAGAGATCTACTCCATTGTGGTGTTTCTTATACTTCTCAATGGGGTGGATTCTCCAACCAAAAGGGCTAGTGACCTTCCAGTCTTTGCCAAACTTGCCATCAAGTGGCATCTGTGGTTTTGATTTCATTAGTTTACAACTCCAATAATTAGGCCAATAAGTGCGACAACTGAGGCAGTCAGTCCGGTGTAAGCAATCTTTTCAATCCAAGCCAGGCGAGCAAGTGTCAGCTCTACCTCTCTCAAGCGAGCAGGAACCTCGTCTAAGTGGTCCAGCTTCTCAAGTATCTTGACAAGGGTTTCCCCATGCTCAAGTTGCTTGGCGTAAATTGCTTGCTGGGTTATGCGAACCCCAGTTGTTTCCTCAGCCATTATGCGATGATAGCAGCGATTTCGTCAGCCGTTAGACCTAAAGCAGCAAGCTTGGCATTGGCAGAGGCTTTAGCTGCTTCTTTTGCTTCCTCGGCAGCTAGGCGTTCTGCTTCTCTAGCTTCAAATGCTAGGCGGTCAGTTTCGCGCTGTGCTAGTTCTTCTGCTGTTAGGGGAACGATTGTGGACTCTCCAGTAGAGCAGTCTACGATTACTTTAGTTGGGGTTTCTGTCATTTTTCTTTTCTTTCTTGTTAGCTAACGACTACTATTCCGTCTGTGCCTTTAGTGATTTTGTAGAGAGAGATAGTGGTTCCGACTTCAAAGTTTCGATTCTTGTTTAGGTTGGCATCTCCAGCACTTAGTAAAACACTTGTAATCGCTGTGTTGCTGGCGTAAAGAGCAGCACCAATAAGTTGCTGACTAGAAGTGGCATTATTCTCCGTCACGCTGTCAATGCTAAACGACTTGTTAGTTGTCGTAGAAGCGTAGTTTGGAAAATAAATTGAGATGTTGGCGAAAGTGTTGCTTGTAAAGTCAGCGTTTGGTATTTCAGCGTATGGAGAAATTGCGTCAGTCTGAGAGAATACCCCAGACCCCGTTCCTCTCAACATTCTAAAACTAGCGTTAGCACTATTTGGGTTTGTGATTAAGTATGAGGTTCCCGAAGAAGTTGCTCGACAGCTAGCCAAGATGTAGAGGTCTGTCCCATCCTGCGGAATAGAGGTGAACTCGATTGAGGCAGCAGCAGTACCCAGTGTCTTTGTTTCTATAAGTTGCATAGTCAATTCTAAGCACGCTCCTTTAGGCGAATCATTGAAGCCTTGTTTGATTCTTTCCTGCAACTTAGGCAGTAAGCCCTGCCGTTAGGTCGGTGGGCTAAGTTCTCCGATACAGCGTGTCCGTTTACACAAGACTCTCGGTTAGCCATTACTCGCTGACCTGCTTGGACATTTTCCAAGTGTGATACTGCTCGAAGGTGAGCAGGGTTTACACAAGCTCGGTGCTGACAATCTGTTCCACCTGAGCAAGTTGTGTCCTCGTTGTGGCAGGTGTGGTCAATCACAAGACCTTTAGGAACTGGGCCGTTTAGGATTTGCCAAGCGACTCGGTGCATACCTTGGTAGCGACCTTCAAATCTCATCATCACATAACCAGCTAGGTCGGTCTTGCGGTTTGGAATAATGCAGTCTGTCATTGTCATTGTCTAGCTCGCTATTCCGTATAGGGCAAAAGTGGAACCAGCGTTGAAATCATAAATACCAGATTGCGATTCACTATTTCTGAAAGTAATACTTGTAATAGCAGAAGTAGAAGCCCACCGACCAGCTAAGGCAGCGACCACAATAGCCGAGTTGTCGCTTCTTGATAATGTCGTTTTGTGTTTGTCTGTTGCCGAATAATCCATAATTTGAACTCTAATTTGCGTAATCCCTGTTCCCGGGTATCCAACATTTAGGCCAGTTAAATTAGCGGTGGCAGTAGAGGTTCCGCTACCAGAACCAACTCCATACATTACAACCTCGTTGTAATTTGACCCAGTATCGCCATTGAAGCGTATTCCTGTAGTAGCACCAGTTTCGACTGTTCCATTGTAAACAAGCACTAAATCACGATAAGTTGCTGGAATTGAGGTAAAGGTGACAGTTGCGGCTGTTGAGCCTAGTGTGATGTTTGCTAAAGCTGTGTAAGTAGTAGTAGGCAATTTATTTTCTCATTTCTTTCGGCAACTTAGCCCTTGATTCCGTAGAGCGAGAAGCGTGAACCAGAAACAAAGCTTCCAAATTGGTCAAGAACTGTAATTGAAGTCACGCTATTAGTTGAGGCCACACTACCGCTCATAAGTTGAATTCTGTCTAGGTTTGTTGCACCAGTAAGCGACCTGAAAGTTTTATTTTTAGTCGTTGAATAAGCGTCAAGGATGTCTACCACTGTTGCCCCAAAGTTATTTGCCGTAGAGTTTGCGGCAGTTGGGCTTCCTAGCCTCATAGAGCTTTGAGAAGTCAAAGCTTCAAATTGAACTGCGGAGCCAGTGCCTTTTAGTGCGTGCCAGAAATACCCAGAGGTAATGCCGTTGAACTGAACGCCTAATGGTGAATCTAGGTCGGCTCTAGTGCTTCTAGCCGTCACCCTAATTTGTAAGTGCTTATAAGTAGATGAGTAAGTGCCTAAGCTGCTGAAAACAACAGAAGCCTGAGAGCTACCTAAAATCTGCGTTTCAATAAGCTCATAAGTCCCAGCAACTACACCTGCCCCTGCTGCTGAAAAAATACCTAACGCCGAAAGGGTCATTTAGACCGCCGTAGCATTACCGATAATGCGGTAAGAGTTTGTCCCTACACATACAACAGAAACTGCGTCATAACGCTGACCAATTCTGTAAGCGGTTCCTGCGGTTCCTCGACCTGCTAGAGATACTGCTGTGCCATCTCTAGTGATCGTGACTGTGCCAGCACCATCCTGCAAGATGTCAACACGCTCGCCAGCCTGGAAAGCTGTGGCTGTGCCGATAGTGACTGTGACTGCTGAACCTGCGTCAAACTCTAGAATCTTGTAGCGGTCTGAGGTAGCAACTGTGTAGGTAGTGGCAGTTGACATAGTAAGCGTGACCTCGTTAGAGAGGTACAGGTTTACATCGGCAGCCGCTAGGACTTCTCCGGCGGTAAAGGTTTTTCTTGGCATTGGTTTCCTTTTGGTCTTGTTTTAGTTTACTACTCGTAGGCTAGGCGGTCATTGTCGAGCTCGCCAAGCACAGGGTCGTTGAGGATAAAGATGGCAAAGTCAAGGCGTTCAAGGGCAAAGCTAATGTTCTTGCTGGCAGGGTTCCAGTCATGGTTGATACCAATAATCCGGCAATACTGCTCGATGGCTGGTGGGATGTCAGAAGGCTCAAAGCGAACCTGCACAATGTCCCCAATCTCAAGATCAAGCACCTTGTCCTGGTTGACAGTTGTAAGGGTATCTAGGACCACAGTGACTGTTTCAAATCGGTATTGAGGCTCTTTATACCTGGCAAGCAAAAAGTCTGCAAGGAACTGTAGCTGGGCTGGCTCTTGAATTAGCAAGCCAGAAGCATCGTAGACCCTAGGGCCATAAAGGGCTTGTGAGTCTGCATCCTCGGCAAAGGCTTGATCAGGGATAAGGTCAGCATTGGCAAGGCTAATTCTGTTGTAAAGGTTCTCAGAGCCGTAGACAATGTTGACATCGGCAAACTGGATGCCTGTGTAAGCCCCTGCAACAATCTCATCGCTAAAAACAATGTCCGGTGTGTTGGGTACAGCGTTTCTTTCCCTGTAGGTAATCTTGCCGTCTTTGGCTAGGAACAGGGTGCCGAACTCAGAGTTGGCAACTAGCTGTAAGTATTCAAGTGTGCCTGTGCCCTCAGCCACATCAGCGTCAAGCATCGTAGAGTTTCCTGCGTCAATGTCACGCTCGGCAGCTGGCCAGTCAACTTCTGGTCTGTCTAGGACAGCGTTTATGCGAGCACCTGAAAGCTGTGAGTCAGGAGTGAATTCCTCAAGTCCTGAGTTAGTCAAAACAGACAAAGCATCAGAGGCAGAAATCGCAACTACCGACTGCTTGCCTGGCTCATACTGGATGTCAAAATCGTCAATAAAGCCAACAAAGACTGGGTAATCATTGCTAGAGATGATGACAGTTCGGCGAGGCACAAGCTGGCCGTAATAAGGTCCGTCAACATAAAGAGGGTCAAAGCGTCTGTCTGAGTTGTCCACAGTAATGGAAACTACTCCAGCGTCAATGCGATCTAGGGCGTTGTTTTTGCCTCGGTTGACTGAGCAAGTGACAAGCCTGTCCGTAATGTCAAACAGTCGCTCGCCACCGAGCGTAAATTCCGTATTGTCAAGCACACCTCTAGTTGCGTTATCTAGGACAAAGGCAAAAGGGTCACGCTGTCCGAGGTCAAGACCTAGCTCTAGCTTGACTTCTGGAGCTGCCACTATGCACCCTGCCAGACAGCACCAGAGGTACGCTCATAGGCCTTGATAGCGTCAACGATTGCTTTACCGATAGTCGAGCCAGAGCCAACACCGCCATTGACCTCGATGTTGTAAATGCTCTGTTGTCCTTGTGCGTTGAAAAGGCTCTCAGTGCCTGTTTGGGCTATCTGGCTTGATAGTGAACCAAACTCAGCGTAGCCAGCGTTGATGGCTGATAGTCCACCCTGACCACCCATGACCAGGCTCTCAGCTAGTCGAGCACCTGCCATTGGACCTGCTGTAATAATCTGTTGCAAGAGGGTCGGGTTCAATCCCATACTTGCTAGGTCTTTTACATTGGTTGCAAATGAGCGTAGGCGAGTCAGTAGCTTTTCCATGTTGCGAGTAATGGCGTTAGTAGATCCACCGAGCTGGGTCAAATCAAAGGCACCTAGTATTGCGTTCTTGATTCCTGCAAAAGTGTTTTTTACTGAATCAGCAAATGACTGGAAAACACGCTCACGCTCTGCAAGGGCATCTGCTTCACGCTGAGCAGCAGCCTCTTGTGCGGCAGCAGCCTCGGCAGCAGCTTGAGCGGCTTGAGCAGCAGCCTCAGCGGCAGCGGCAGAAGCGGCGGCGGCGTTTTGAGCTAGTTCTCTTTGACCTGCTTTTGTCTTGTTAAAGGTTTTTTGTAGCCCAGCAGCAACAGCAGCCCCACCCTTTTTGATGTCCTTGAGTACCTTTGTTGACAGCCTCTACGCAAAGA